TGACGCATATGACTCAAAGTCAGATGTTCAAATTAGAGTAATCAAAGACTACGACCTAGTAGAATTGTCTTTGGTAGATAACCCAGCAAATCAGTTTGCTAGCATACTTTCCGTAGAGAAGGTTGACGGGGTAGACATAATTAAGGGAGAGGCAACTGAAGTGGATGTAGAAAATGTATTTTGGGATGAAAAAGATGGCCTAGTAATCATTTCCGAAGAAGAGGATCTGGTTAGCCCAACATCAGGTGCCCCTATGAAAAATATTGGTTTTGTCGAAAAATCCGATGAGGATAAAAAAGACGTAATAAAGTTCTTAGTTGATAGTGCTAAAGGCATTGATCTTTCTAAGATAACAAAGGAGGTTAGTCCTATGACTGATGAAACAAATAACCTAGTCGAGAAGGCAGAAGATGCTGTAATTGATGAAGTAGAAAAATCAGATATGGTCGCTCCAGAGGCAGATGCCGCAGCTGAAAGCGTTGACTCTGTAATTGAAACTAAGGCTGATGAAGCTGAAGTTGAGAAAGCAGATAATGCCGAAGCAGAGGTTGAGGTTGAAAAGGCCGACACCGCTGAGACCGATTCAGTTGAAAAAGCTGATGAGGTTATCGAAGGGGCTGCTGAAGTATCAAAGTCTGATGACGTTGCTGCTGATGCAGTTAACGAGATCAAAGACACAATTACATCAGCCTTTAGCGATCTAGCAGAAACCGTAAAAGCACTTCACAGTGAGGTTAATGCACTAAAGAAATCTATTACTGGAGTATCCGAGGAAGTTGCCGCAGCCAAGCAGCAAATTTCAGAAGCAACGGGCCAGTTTGATGAGTTTGGAAAGAGAGTGGATGCTGTAGAGCAAGACACTGCTTTCCGCAAATCTGGCGATCTAGGCGAGATCGTGCAGGAACGACCAGAAATGGTCGAGAAATCCCTATGGGGCGGTCGTTTCCTCAAAACTGCCGACTTATTTAATTAAGCAAAAAATCACTTAGGAGGTGACAAATGTCGGAAGAAATCAAGAAAAATCAGCCTGGAGAATCAGGTGAACTTGGTGGTACTACACCTGGAAACTTTCAGGGCCAGGGTGCGTTCGCATCTGGTGGCATTGGAGGAGTAACAGAGCCAGGCGCAAGCACACTTGGTAACATTCCAAACGCCCAGTTCGGAGTAACCAGTGGCCCAAACGCAGTAAATCCTTCGGGTGATGCAGCTAGTGGTATTCTTCGTCCAGAGCAAGCACGTCGTTTTATTGACTACGTGTGGGATGGTACTGTTCTCGCCAAGGATGGTCGTCGCGTAACTATGCGTGCGAACACTATGGAACTTGAAAAGGTTAACGTAGGTGAGCGCGTAATTCGTGCGGCTGCACAAGCAATTGGTAACTACACAAACACTGGAGCTACATTCAGCAAGGTCGAATTGACTACAAAGAAAATTCGTCTTGACTGGGAAGTTTCAGCTGAAGCACTAGAAGACGGTGTCGAAGGTGCAGCACTAGAGGACCACTTGGTCCGTCTAATGACCAACGCATTTGCAAATGACATTGAGGACCTAGCCATTAATGGTGACGGTTCTACTGGTAACTTCTTGTCCATTATGGATGGGTTCGTTAACCGTGCAAAGTCAAATGGAGATGCACACGAGTATGTAACTACCGTTGCAGACAACGCTTGGACTACAGAGGTAATGCAGGGCATCCTGACAACCATGCCTCGCAAGTACCGCGCACTTAAGAACAATCTTAAGTTCTACGCAGGTACCGATGCATTCCAGGGCATTGTTAAGAACAATGGAACTCTAGCAGACGCTATTGCTGAGGCTTTTGCCCCACGCAATGGTGGAACCGAAGTAAACCGTCAGGCATACCTTGACGGCCAGGGCCAGACCCTTGGAACTGCACGTTCTACTCGCGTTCTAGGTATCGATGTTCAGGAAGTACCTTACTACCCTGCAGGTTATGTAGATCTTACATTCCCTTCAAACCGTATCTGGGGCTTCCAGCGCGACATCACAGTAAACCGTGAGTACGTTGCGAAGAAGGACACAATCGAGTACACAGTATTCGTTCGTTTCGGTATCCAGTGGGAAGAGGAAGACGCAATTGCATTCGCGGATGCAGGGTCGGATTCTTAATCCATAACTGAAAAACTAGATAAAGGGCAGAGGCTAAGGCTTCTGCCCTTTATTTTATTCTGGTATAATGTTATTAGGAGGCAATACCCATGGCAACAAAAAAGAAGGCTCAGCCAGCTAACGATGTGATAACTATGCCCGCGACAAATGCGGCTACTGCAAAAAAGTCACCAAGCAAGAAGGCTGTATCTAATGAAATTATTGGATCAAACATTCCAGATATCCTAGATATTACAACCATAAAAGCACCAGCAGAAAGAAAAGAAACTGTTGCACTATTCTCTACCAGACACGTTAACTGGGAGGGCGTAGGAAAATTAGAAAAAGGCTATAATATTGTTAAGAAGGCAGAAGCGGACAAATGGCTAACAAGAGGCCATGTTAGGCTGGCAACTCCAGAAGAGTTAGCTAGAGAATACGGAGTATAAGATAGAATGGAAATTCTAAGAGTCCCACATGCTGTTCCCCAAACAGAAGTTTTGGTAACGCTTGCAAACACAGAGTATGAGTATCGAGTAATTGACTCGTCAGATGGCTCTGTCATTACGGACTCTGGCTTCTCTGATGCTGATGCTAAACTAACCATAGATTTCCCAACCAGGTACGATGGATCGTATGAAGTTGTAGTAGACAATGAAGAGCACAGCTTTGACATAGTAAGGCCATACGTAGACCCGAGAACTAAGGGTGAAACAGCAACTGAGATTGCTGAGTATACTAAAAATGAGGAAATCGCCAGGGCTATCATAGACTCAGTCATAGACGAGGGATTCTATTATAAAAAGAAGCTTATACAAAGAGTCGGAATGGGGACAGACTACCTTCCATTATGGGATGACACAAAAAAGCTGTTAAAGCTTTACGAAAATAACGTCATTATCTTTGATTCAGAAAACCCAGATTTGTACGACCCACAGTACAGAATATCTCCAGACAAGACGTCTATCACCATACACTATGATGACGAAATAAACTTGGCTGAGCAGAAGCCAAACATTTTGCCACAGGCAGAGTCGGACATGCTAGACCTTAAGTATGGGTATCGCGGATTTCCAGAAGGCTTTGATTATTCTATTCTGGTAGAGCTCGGGCATCACAACATCCCATCTGATATTGTAAGGGCGACAGAGCTTTTGATAGAAGATATATCTTGTGGAAAGATGGACTATTACACTAGATATATTACAGAATATAACACTGAGCAATTTAAAATTAAGTTTGCTAATGAAGTCTTTAAGGGGACTGGAAATATCATCGTAGATAAGATATTGTCAAAATATTTTAAATCTATTCGGACCATTGGAGTGTTGTAATGGAATGCGAAGCAAATGACTTCATGTTTCCTATGCAGGCAGAGATATATTATCCAAAGACAGAACAAAGTGCATTTGGAAATGTAACAAAACAGTGGAATCTAGATCGTAAAATTATATGCAATTTTACTCCAGCTGGTACCGCATTTAAAGAAGAAGTTATTCCCAATATAGATCTCAAACAAGATTCTCTTTTAATTGGGAGAGCTAAGGCTGATGTAAGGTTTTCATCACTTGGCCAAGGCCATGCCTAAACAGACATAGTTATAACCAATATAACCGATAGTTCTGGAAGCGAGCTTTATGTTGAAACCGCTGGCCCAAGAAGCGGAAAATCTACAATTTTTGAAATTGCCACAATTCAGCCATTTTCTGGACCCTTTGGAAAAGTTGAATACTATAAAATAATCATTAGGAGATCAGAGAATCAGGGGACTTCAGTATGATTAAGGTAAAGTTCAATAGTAAAGATTTTGCACAAACATTTGCTAGCATAACAGATTTTTCTACTGGATTCTTGGATGGTGCAAAAAACTCAAAAGCAGAGCTGATGGAGCAGATTGGCCGCGCCACAAAAGAGATGCTAGAAGAATTTATAGATTCTAATGCAAGGGTAAGTCCAGATATCCTGCATCACGTTTACGAGTGGTACATGACTGGAAGCCCTCAGGCAAGACTATTTGACATAAAGTATTTATCTTCGCAAGGTGGCTTATCAGTTAACGCAACTTTTAGTCAGTCAAAATCTATTAAGTCTGGTGCTAAAAAACCGTTTTACAATAAAGCAATA